CCTGTATTTGTGGCATCAAGCCCCCTGCCTTGTGTATATGTTTTTTTGAAAATCGTAGCCAACTCCCATTCATCTTTTGTGTCATATCCATCGTTAGCTACAACAATATGGCGGTGTTTTTCCAACATCCCGTTTTGAATGCTCAATAAAGCGCGTGCCGCATCAATTCCTCGCCCATCATCCCAGCCACGGATAAATTCTCCGCGTAAATCCGGTAATTTATTCGCGGGGTAGGCTTTTGCCAGTTTGGGGTACATTTCAGAAGAAAATGCTGCACCGTTACATTTCAGCCAGCCCGTTGGTGGTGTTGCTAAGGGCCACGGAACGGGCACACCAACGGGCAGTGCAGAGCCTTCCCCCAAACCAAGGTTTTTGACAAACAGCGCAGGCTCAGGAATATCTGCGCCGTTCTGGTCTTTAGCCAGCTTTTCCGCCAGCTTGTTCAGTACCGTAGTCGCAAAGTTTGGATCATTACCGAGAGCGTCAGCCAGCTCTTTAAGCGTATCCAGTGTCTCAGGGGCGCTGCCTGCAAGTGCCGCAAGTGCTTTGGCCACAAACTCCGTCGTCGCCAGCTTTTTGCTGTTATCACCATTTGCAGGTGTAGGTGCTGTTGGTGTGCCGGTGAATGTCGGACTGGCTTTCGTCGCGTACTGGGTATGCGGGTCAACTGCCGCGATATGTGCAGCCAGGTCTGTTCCGCTTTTTTCGACCTTCTGTTTGAGGTATGACGTTCGGCTGGCCAGTTGTTTAGCCTGGCGGTTAGAAATTCCGTCAGGTCCGCCCAGAACGGGGTCAGAGACCTCAATCTGGTAGATGCCGCTTTCCCACTGCGGGGTTTCGGGTAGATTTGCCATAATTAACTGCTCCCGTGGTTGTAACTACCGTCATAACAGGTAGTACTGTTGTATCGAATGGCGACAGACTGATATTCCAGACTTGCCAGATGACAGCGAGCCGGAGCAAAGGCAGCAAGCGTCTGACGTAACAGCGCCGCCTGATCGTTAGTGATGGGTTGTTGAAGGATGACGCGATAGACTGCCCAGGCTTGTGCATCACCATGGACGAAAAGCCCGTTGTACGTGTGTCTGCCGTCATAGCCAATCTGCCCCGTACCTTCAATCAGATCCACTTCGCCGAAGCCAAAACGGCGGATAATTTCCCGGATTGACCACGGTGTTCCTTTATAGCGGTGTAGCTCGATAGCGGATTTGATAAGCATGCGGCGTACATCGTCCGATTCCGCCAGTTCCCAGCCATCGCCGAACAGCGAGAACTGCTCGCCAAGCCATGGCAGCGCGGAACTGTCGACAATATCGACGAGACCGACCATCAGTACGCTCAGGTCGATGTTATCCAGCCGTCCGGCCAGTCTTCCCAGCGTTCTGAGACTGATATCACCCTCAAGCGGTGGCGGGAGTTGTAGCACCTCAGCCATCGGACACCCCGGTCATGTTAAGAGTGATCGCCGTACAGTTTGCCCATTCGTTTTCTGCCACCACCCTCAGTGCCGGTGTCACCAGTTCGACCTGGTACACCCCGGAAACGGACAACACGCTGATAATCTGGCTGGGAACAATATCGCGCCCCAGCGTGGCGGTACGGGATGCCACCCAGTTCTGTATGGCGCTGTTAGCGTTGTCCTTTACCAACCTTGCATCCTGATCACGATAGATCGTAATCCTGGCTTCAATGGTGTAATCCACCTGAACAGGTGTTTTAGCCCGCACGGTATCAGTGAGTGGTCTGACTTTTTCGTCAGAACAGAAACTCTCTACCAGAGTGAGGATACTGCTGTCCGGCAGACCAGTGCTGAGCAGCGGATACAGCTCGACAGTGCCGGGAGCGGGAGAAAGAACAGCAACGTCGACAATGCCGGGATGCGCCCCCATAGCATGAAAACGGTATGCACCACGGCTTCCGGCATTGGTGAATGACTCCGGGGCCAGCCTGATACGCTCCCGGAGCCGGTCATCGTCTTCCTGCTCTGAACCGCCAGAGCTGGCCGTCAGATTGGTCACCAGCAGGTCAATGTTATCAATCTCATCGAGTAACTGACTGACCTGCGCCGGTTGCCAGCCGTTGCCAGCGGTACCCGGCTCGGTACAGGTGGCCGTGACATTGACCAGCAGCAATCCGGCCTTCAGCACCACATCTGTATCGGTGGCAAAAATAATACTGTCGGAAGCGCTGACGCGGGTGCCTGCCGGGATCAGCACATCAATGGCCAGTGCCTCATCCACAGAGAACTGAAGTGTGGTGGTGGCAGGCTGCGCAGCAAGGCGGTATACACCGACCAGTTCACCGAGGTAATCAATCATCGGCTCACGGGAAAAAGCGACCAGATTCTGCTTCGCCGCCTCCTGTACTGCCACCCTGACCAGCATTTCGCGATAGGCCCACAGGTCAATCAGCAGACGTTCAGCCTGTGCCGGGTACAGCGTTTTTCCGGTATCCTCTTCATACTTCGCAATCATTTCTGCCGTGATTTTATCGGCATCGCGTTCAATAAAATCGGGTTCTGTCAGCGCCATAGCAGTTCCTGAGTACGGGGTTGTCCGTCTGAGCCTTTCCAGCTCACCCGGAGCGTAAGATGTTCGCCGTCGACGGCGGGTTTAACCGACATAAGCTGGCAGCGGGGTTCCCAGCGCCTGATGGCATCGACGGATTCGCGAACCACATGCGGAATGGCCCGGCCGACAGGCCAGTCGATATAAAGGTGCAGATTGCTGCCGAACTCCGGGCGATGCGGGTCGCTGCCGCGGGGAGTCCGCAGGATGATCTGGATGGACTGCCGGATATCATCCAGCCCCCGGACGATTTCGCCGGGAGCCTGCAGAGCTGGTTGCCAGAATACTGAGGTCGTTTTCATGGAGGCAGTATTGCCCCCGGGAAGTAAGCGCCGATATTAAAGGCGTTTAAGAAGGTTCAATGGGAATGGTGATTAGAGTTCTGACCATCAGCAAATATGTTACCCGTTGCATGGGCGCTTCCGTTGATTTCCAGATCACCATTGAGTGTCGCGGGGCCGTTGATCGTGGTAACTCCCGTGAGGTCGAGTTTTTTCCCTTTGAGAGAGATATCAGCGGCAACCTCCACCACGATACGCTCAATACCTCCTCTGACCGTCAGCGTATGGGTCGCGCGGTTATAACTGAACTCCGCGCCATCAGCGTATTTCGTACCCCGGACGTTTTTATCACTGAACGGCGGTTTATCGACGTCTGAGTACACCGCGCCCAGAATAACACCATCCTCGCCGTTGGCATCGAGCAGCACCTCAACCTGCTCCCCCACGTCAGGGAGCCAGTAATCCTTGTTATCCTGGGTATTGCGCTGTAGCACGTTAAGCCAGTTTGTGCGCAGATTATCGCATTCAGGCAGACGAACGCGGGCCTGAACCCTGTCGGCATCAACGGCACTGACCGTACCGACCTGACGGGTGACACCAGTCATTTTTTCTTCTCCTTAATCACCGTCGATGTACTGCCATCCGGGTGATAAACCGTGAGTTTCTGAGTTTTTTGTTTTTTCCCTCTTGTGACTGGCCCCCGTGCCACTTCCAGCTCTGTGGTGTAGCCGCTGTTACGCTCAAACGCATGGCGGGCAGTGATTATCAGCCATGGACCGGATAACTGTCCAAAGCCCACCAGTTCAATTTTGTTGCCTGCTGTCAGTTGAGGCGTTCCCGTCAGCGTCAGGGAGCCGTTCTGCTGGTATTCGTTATGTCTGGCCAGTGCTGAATCCGCTTTAATCCGGGCACTGTCCGGGTCGCTGACACGGCTGTTAACTTTAAGTGAGTCAGCGCTGGTAACCTTACCACCTTTGAGCTTTTTGTCGCTTTCACGGGTACCACCATCAGCTTCGTAGACGATCAGTTTTTTACTGCTGCTTTTCTGGTGTTTTACCTTTGCAGATTTATAGACCCGGTTGATGGTGTCACGCAGGGAAAAGCGGGCCACATCCTGCGGTTTTAACTGCCTGACCGGCTCCTGACTGCGCAGTGTGGCCAGATGAGAAAAAATCAACTGGTCACTGACCACTTTCACTGCATAACCATACTCGCTGGCCAGCCGGCGCAGAAAACCCACGTCGGTTTCAGCATACTGGGTCACCCGGTCGATTTTGATGGACTCAATGCTGCCCACCAGTTTCAGTCGGTGCTTTCTGGCAATCCGCCCCGCAACAGCTGCCAGCGTGGTGTTCTCAAAACCACGGCTGGATTTAGTCCGCAGAGCACTGTTAACCGAGGTGGCCACCCCACGGATAGCGACAACGGACGCGGGCGAACTCACTTCGATCTCGTCTATTGAGAATGTACCGCAGGACAGCAGTTTCTCGCCCTGATAACCCATTTTCAGCGTCAGCGTGTCACCCTTGCCCGGATACCACTTATCCAGCCAGCGACCATCGGTGTCATCCAGCTCCACCTCAATGGTATCGGACTCATTTTTGATGTTATCGCTCCAGGTCACACGGGTGACATAAGGCGCGATATCAGAGGTGATATTTTTCTGCAGATACCACAGAGTGAACACCGGCGTCAGCACATCGCTGACGCCGGTTAACGCTGATACGTCTTGCGCAGTACTGTTTATCTCAGCCATGGGGCAATATCCTCTTCTGTGCGGGCATCTTCAGCCTCAATAACCGGGATCAGTAACAACACCCCGGAGGGCAGCACCGGCGTAATGGCCACGTGCGGATTGGCTGCAATAATCCGGGGATAGCCCAGCGGGTCACCGTAGTACTGCCATGCCAGCGAATCCCAGCGCTCTCCGTCACGGGTAATATGTTCAAGAAACATCACACACTCCTCGTCAGTATTCTGGCGGCCATTGCACTTAATCCCGGAGACATGCGGTTGAATGCTGTGCCGGCGGCGTTAAGCTGCCCGGAAACGGTATCCAGAGCACCTGCAATATTCTTTTGTCCACACCACTCAGCGCCGACTGCGCCTGCTGTACATACGTGGCTGCCTCACTGGCTGTTCTGGCCAGACTGATGGCATCGGGCATGGATTCAGAGAGTGCATTAAACGCCGGAACACTTTTCCCCAGAGCTCCGGATATATTACCCAGTCCGCTCATCAGTCCAGGCACACGGGTCAGCGCGACAACGGGGTTACCCTTCATTTTCTGCGCCACCCGAACGGCACTGATAGTGGTCTGGAGTACAGACTGCGCCTGTTTCGCATAGTTGACGCCGTTACGGACGAACTGCGCCACCCCGGAAGGCGATGGAACAGCACCCGATACAGCTCCGGCACCGGGAACCTGCCTGCGTATTGCCGGCGGTTGCAGAGGATTTTTCGGGTCACCGGTGTATTCCCGGAGAGACACGGTGGCACTGACAGCCAGCACGTTACCGGTGCTGTCTGTCTGCTCGCTGGTTGCGGTCACATCGGTAATCACGAACCAGCCGCGATAGTCACCGTTGCCGAAGACCAGCGCCAGTGCCTGATGGGCCTTCATGGCTGTTCGCACTCTCGCCAGCTCCACGTCGGGCACACAATAATGCTGATGGAAGACCAGGCTTATCTGGATTTCGTCCAGCCTGTCGCCGACAAACTGCAGGCCGGGTTTACCCTCGATGCGGGCATGCTCCGCATAATCGACGCCGAACGTGGCCTCGAAGCCGTCCCAGTAGGTAATCAGTTCAAACTCAATATCACCCAGTACGGCAAACATCAGCTGTACTCCTTACGTTGTTTCTGAGCCAGCAGACGCTCCAGCATTTTTTCCAGCTCATGCAGGCTCATATTCAGGGCACCAGTCAGCCCGGCAGGCGCTGCGGTTTCCTTACCATTGAGGAAAAACTGAGGATTAAAGCTGACCTGGATACCGCCAGACGCTCCACCGCCAGTTGCCGTTGCACCACGGCCTGAATATCCGGCAGCCATGATTTCCGGCGACGGGATACGGGGAACATCCGGTGTCATTTCAGCGGCCAGGCGCTGCCCGGCCAGTGCAGCAAGCGGAGTGGTCCGTTGCAGGCCAATGGCGGCACCCTGCGCGATATTGTCACCAAAGCCCATAAACACGCGACTCGGTGAATGGATGCCCAGCTTTTCGCTGAACCAGTCACTGATGCTGTCACCCATTCCGGTTACGCTGGTTTTGAGTGACGCCCATTTGTTTCTGATGCCATTTATCAACCCGTCAATAAGATGACCACCGAAGTCGGTGAATTTCGCCGGCAGATCAACGCCGAGATATTTCAGCGCAGCCGCAAAGGCTTTATAAAGCAGACCAGCCGGAGACCAGTTAACCAGCAGTTTACCAGTTCCCACGATGCCGCCGTTAAAGGCTTCCTGAATGTCAGCCCAGCGCTGTTTAAACCAGCTACTGACTGCGCCCCAGTTGCGGTAGATAAGGTAAGCTGCTGCCGCGACGGCGGTGATAACGAGACCGATGGGATTCATCAGCAGCGCCCGGCCAATCCAGAGAACGGCACGCCCGGCGCTCATAATTCCGCGAACCAGCCCCCCTGAGAGCACACCACCCAGTGTTCTGGCTCCTCTGGCGACAGCACCAAAGCCTGTCACCAGCCAGCGGAGTTTACCGCCTTCCCCCAGTGCGAGCGTCAGACGAAGCCAGTTGGCCCGAAGTAAAACAGCATTTTTCCAGACGCTTACAAAGGGGGAAAGAAGGAGATTCAGCCCAAGCTTGAGACCGATAGTGGCCATCCTGAAAGCGAGTAATGCGCCCACAACCTTTATGGTGCTGCTGACGAGCTGCGGATTTGCCGCTATCCATTTGCCAACACTGTCCATTAAAGGAATAAATGTTTCACCCAACTGGAGCAAAGCCGGACGCAAGGATTGCCCGATGCTGATAGCAGAATCATTAAAGCCGATCTGCATTCTGCGCCAGCGACCTTCAAGCGTATCATTCTGCTTTGCAGCATCCTTATCCAGGGTAGAAATTGCAGCCGGAGCATTCATTTCCTGCTTACTGGAAAGGTATTTATCCCAGCCCTGTCGCATTGACAGTAAATGGTTGACAGTCTGAATATCGGTAAAGACCTCAGCCAGACCAAATGACTCCATGAGTTTCTGCTGACCTTCCTGATCGCCTCTTGCTCCTGCAGCTTTCCATTGCTGCAAGAACGCTTTGCCTTTACTGTCGATAAAACGGTTGGCAATCATCAGTGAAGCTTCGTACTGCGAAAAACCCTGAGCGACGTAATTCTGCATTGACCCCTGGTAATCCACCCCGGCTTTAGCATATTTCTGGATGGTATCTCCGCGGCCCATTGCTGCCAGCCAGTTGGACATATTGGTGACCGCTTCCTCTGCAGAGCCACTACCTTTACCGACCTCCAGACTGGCAACAATCTGGGTAATCGCATCTTTTCCATAAATACCACGAGCAGCGAAGGCTTTAGCCATACCGGGTAATGCTTTTGCCATATCCTTCAGCTCAAATGACCCAAGTTTGGCTCCTGTTGCCGCAATACCAAACGCCTGTTCAAGTTCTTTCGCATCAGTGATTCTGAGTGCATCGCTGAAGGCATAAGTCATTTTGGCAAGGTCGGTCATATCGGCTTTGGTTGCTGTAGCGGTCTTTCCAAGCATCTCTGCAAACGTTGCTGCCCGTTCGGGGGCCATACCATCAGCAACTAATTGTCCGACTCCCCCTAACAGAGACTCCTGCAGTTGGTTAACCTTCAGCGAGGCCTGTCTGATAGCCTGGCCAATTGCACGTTCCTGTTTTGCATCCAGGTCTCCTGTGACACTGATATCCCGCAACTGTGATTCAAACGAGGCATATTGTTTAACCGAGGCCATGACCGGTGCGCCCAGCGTTCTGCCAATAGCATAGGTTTCTGCACCCTGACCATAGAGCGCCAGGCGGTTAGCCTTCAACGCATCACCGGTGGCTGATACTGCTGACAGACGGCGCTGCTGACGTTCAATTTGCTCCATGGTGCGGCTTACCCGCAGCAACTCGCTGTTGAGATGCTGCATCCGGGAAGAACCCAGTTGACCATAACGTTCTGTTGCCCGGGTTAAGGCATTCTGGCGTTCCTGCAGACGGCGGGAGGTATCACCAAGGGAATCAAGGGCGCGTCGGGTGCCACTGACGGCTGAGCGGAAGCTGCTCCCGACAATGCCGCCAATAATGACGCCGACTGAAAATTCACTGGCCACGGTGGCTATCCTCTGAAAGCAAAAAAACGGAAGGGAAGTGTCTGAAACCCATGCAGAACAGCCGCGACTGGCGGCTGTTAAGTGATACGTTGTTACTGATTGTCGCCGAACTCGCTTTTGATTTGCTCTTCAGCCTGCTCCAGCCACATCTCCAGATCGTCAGTATCGAGGGCATCAATCTCCCCCGGTTGAAACCTGAACCATCTCGCCAGCAGGCCCTGCACCTGCATCAGTGTTTTTGTCGCTCTTGCCCAGCCCAGTGATTTTCTGAAATCGTTTCTGCAGCTCCATATAGTCGGCAAGATCCATGTTATCGAGGTCTTCCGGGAGGATACCGGTGCTACGGGCAATCAGTGGTTCGTCCCAGTCTGTCGGGTCTTTGTTGATTTTGCGCACCTGCTTCAGGTCTTTTACTGTCAGGCGTTTCAGTTCAATCTGTTCAATTCTGGTACCTGCAGCAGTGGTGAAAGGATAAGACAGCGTAAAAGTATCGGACTGGGTCTGTGACATGATCATACTCCTTTGTAAATTCAGAGCAGTATGTCTGGCGGTGGACGTGACGGATATTAAAGGGGATTAAGAAGAAGGGGCCGGAGCCCCTGTGATGTCAGCAAGTGCGAAAACCCTTGCAGTTACGCAGGAAAGCGATGAGAAGCGCCTTTCCCTCAGATTTGCCGGTGCCGGAGAACCACTGGTCGGGCGGCTCCCATGCTTCAATCAAATCGGCCAGTTTGCGGGCCTTTGAACGTGTGCAGTCAATCGGGTCATTGGTTTTACGGGTATTAAAGAGGGTCTCCACCCCCGGAATATCAAGGAGGGTAAACCACGTACCATTTGACATGCCCAGTGACGCACATCGCCCTCCTTTGTCAGTCAGTTCAACACTCACCGTCAGCCCCCGATATTGATTCGATAGTCAGTCAGTTGATCAACGCCACCGACGCGGAAGATGTTGGCCAGATAGTCCAGTTGCAGCAACTCTTCACCACCCAGTACCTGTCTGATATACGTGCAGGTGAAGCTACTGGAGAACTCGGCGTTCTCGTGCTGTTTGAACGTCCCCAGCGGGTTCTTCTTGAACATAATTGTCAGGAAGGTGACCAGCGGGATTTCGTCGATCAGCCCCTGCGAGCTGTAGCGCTGGACGCTGGAGCGACACTGCAGCGCCAGCGACTTGTACGGGTTCGCGGCAGACAACATCGCATCGCGGTAAAAGCTGTTCCATTTGATTTCGCCTTCCAGTTTGTCAAAACCAGCCGGGAGTTCCACCTTACCCACCATCCCCAGTGCCTTGTGCTCCTGCATAATCATGGAGACATCGGGGAGTTTAACTTCCTCAGCCCGTCCCAGCAGGTTAGTACCATCCAGATAGATGTTGGCATTCGTGATTCGGTTTATCTCAATCTTTGACATCAGTTGCCCCCTTTCAGGGTTAACAGGTATTCCGAGGTGATTTCAGTCTCAAACGTCAGTCGCTCCAGCGGCGGTGGTGGCGTATATTTGTAGCTCAGCAACAGGTGCCCGGCGGCCAGCTCCGTCTCCGGATTGCGGGCCGGATCAAACCAGCAACGGAAGCCCAGTACCGCACCATCACCAGTCATTTTGCGACCGTAGGCGTTGACCGACTCCGTCAGTGCATCAATCAGCGCCTGAGTAATCGGCATGTCGATGTACTGCTGGCTGAAGTAACGAATGGACTCGTTGATCACATCACCGGTGCGGCGAACGTTCTCAAAGTTACGCATATGGGTGACCGTTGGCCATGCTGCCGTCCGGTTACCCCACAGACGAAGGCCGCTGCCGTAACTGCTGAATACCGTGGTGATCCCCTGTTCGTTAAGCAGGTTCACCTCGCTCTGCGGATCGTCAATCATTGCCGACAGCTGGCGCTCCACGCCGGTGATCCCCAGAATTTCCTGATTGGAGGATGACCACCAGTACCCTTTGTCCAGGTCGACTTTGGCACGCAGGCCCGCCGCACGCTGGCTCAGTGGCTCCAGACGCTCCGTGTTCGTCACCGGGTCATATACCTTCACATGCGGGTAGCACAGGCGGACACGGTCAGAGCTGGTATTAAAGTTAATGGTGCCTTCCGGGCCACGTCCCGCCAGAGCCTGCGCAAAAGTGGTACCAACCGGCGCATCAATATAGGTTACTGCTCCCAGTTTCTCAGCCATGGCGATAAGCTCAACCGAGACGCTGTTCTGGGTGCAGAATACCGGAGCAATCAGGATTTTGGCGAAGTAGCCAAACAGGTTAAAACTGTCGTTAAGCAGCTTCATGCCGGTACGGTTGCCTGCAGCGTTAACGGTACCGATGATATCAGCCGGGGTGACTTTGGTCGGATCAGCATAGTTATAGCTGGCCTTCACCGTTGCATCTGCAGCAATGCTTTTACCCAGGTTAGTAATCACCCCGGTCTGTGCATCAAGCGAGTAGTCCTGACCTTCAACATAAGGCTGACCGTCGCTGTCCGGTTTCAGTACCAGCTGCGCGACCACCGGATTAGCCAGCCGGGCTCTGCCTGTCGCCTTGTCGAACGACACATTCTCACTGACCACAGCGGTTTTATGCACAGACGGATCGAGTACGTTAATGACCAGAACGGTGCCTGCACCATGGTCATAAATCGCATCCAGCGCCTGCGGAATGGTAAAGCCGGTGAACTGGCTGCCAAATGCCGCAGCGTCTTTCTCAGACAGGCACTGTACCAGCGTATTGACATCCCCCATCGGGGCGGTACCAATCAGGCCAATAACGGCAGATTTCACCGTTTTAACCGGGCGGGCTCCGTTTTCCACCTCAATGGTTTCGACGCCATGCAGATAGTTAGCTGCCATGGGAGTCCTCCGTTTTCACTTCGCTGTCACTGCTGCTTCTGCGCTTTGGTGACTGCACAGCTGGTGTGACGGCGGGTTTAGTATCTTCTGGTACCGGCGTCAGATGCTTCAGCGCCACCAGTACCTTCACGTAGTCATGCTCCTCCGGCAGGGAAACCGTCTTCCCCGGCCAGAGCAGGATTTCGGTTCCGTCCGACAGCGTGACGCCGCTGGCCGGGCCGGAATAGCGGTATTCTTTCATCACTCGCTTTCCTCATAGTTCACTTCGGTTAACAGCGGGCCGGACAGTAAATCGCTGTCTTCGATAAAGACGCTTTCAGTCGCGAAGTCGAGGGCGTATTGCCACAGCCCCCTGACTTCACCGATAAACACCTCGCGGGTCAGCCAGATACGGCGGCGGCAGCCGGGCGGGGTGTGGCCGCCGAGAATGCGGCGGACAGCATCCAGGACATTAATCGCCCCTTTTTTACCGTTGAGCTGGCGGAAGACCACCGTGACGCAGAACTGGATAGTCTGAGACTGGATCACCGCACCGGTATCATCCGGCCTGTCAAAGCGCGAACCGGCATAGCTCAGCAGCAACGCGCCAACCGGATGGTTCAGGCGATATTCAGCCGGTTTCTCCGGGAAGTACTCCACCTGCAGTTGCGGCAGCTTCTCGCGTAACCGGGCCAGTACCGCATCAAGGACGGGCAGAACGTTCATCAGTATTTCTCCAGTAAACCGTCACGACCGCCGAAAGTGGCCGGGCGGCTGCGTACACGAAACTCGCCAGGCTCAGGCACATCTTTCTGAGTGGACGGCAGCCCCAGCGTGAGCCTGTTATCACGTAACTCCCTGAGTTGCCGCAGCGCTTCTTTGTGGTCATCCTTCACCGTATCCGGGAGGTCACCTTCCGGGCGGCGGGCGTAGAGCCGGTAACGGACCAGCGTGATGGCAATGTCCCGCAGAACAGTCGGTATCTCTGCCAGTGGCAGGATATAGCGTCCGCGCAGATGGGCATCAATCAGCTCGTCGGCATAGCGGATACAGCTGTCCACCACACGGGTATTCACTGTTGCAGGCGAGTCGAAGTCCATCTCTTCACTGGTGAGCTCGATCAGCGTTCGTTCCGGCACCTGCGCAAGCAAATCCTCCAGGGTGCAGTACATGTCACACCCCGCGCAGGATACGAATGACGTCGCCTTCACCCCCGGCTTCATCAAGTGCAATACCACAGGATTTACCGTCGCCGGACTGCGGCACGGCTCTGGCCTGAGCATCTGACTGAACAGCCACACCACGGCTGACAGCGGCCCCGGCCTCGACAGCAATAATGCCCAGAACGCTCACCGGCGTGCTGTCGCCGGTAACAGCATCCACTTCGGCAACCCCGAGCGCTGCGGCACCGGCTTTACAGGGGGTATTATCTGCCCCGACAAAACGCTGCTGTGCCAGTGCGGCCCCTGCCGTTACGGTTGTGATCAGAATGACCTGCTGAGTGGTTCCCATAACGCCTCCTTATTTACTGATACCGGTAATGAGATACCCGGCATCGCCACCAACCACGGCGACTTTGTAGATATCGGTATAACGGCAGTACTTCACCTTGCCGCCGGCTCCGTCGTACTTGTCGGCAACAGGCATCCCCTTACGGCGCAGGGTGTAGCCGAAGGACGGCTCGTTCTCGTCCGCGCTGTCCGCCCCCGGCTGCGGCTTGCCGACGTAGTGCAGCATCAGATTGTCTCCCCAGATATCCGTCGGCACGCTGTCCTTATCCATTGCCGCTTTCATGGACGGCAGGGAGACAGGAGCACCGATGGCGATCTCTTCGATCTGAAAGAGGTCCTGCAGGATCTCCGTGGTGATGCGCTTGCGTTCGTTGGCTCCGATGGCTGCCTGAATTGCCGGGTGGAACTTCAGCAGCGCCATCACGCTGGCCCCCATGGTCATCAGGTTAGGACGCAGCCCCGTGGTCGTACGGACCGCTTCCATACCGGCTTCAATTACCCCGATGGGGTCCCCCTTACCACCGGCCCAGCGGTCGCCGGCTGTCAGTTTTTTAACGTGCCCGGTACGGTAGACCTTTTCATCCTGAGCCAGACGGGCGGCGATAAGTTCACGGCGCAGATTCACGCCATTCGTGGCGCGACGGATGGCCTTGCTCTCCTCGTTAAACATGGACTCCGCCTGTTCGCGATAGTCCACTGGCGCAGCCAGATCGTGCTCACCCAGCACCAGATCAAGCGTGCCGGTTTTCTCACGGACCAGAACATTGCTGTCCGCCCCGACGGCACGCTCGGTGTCATATTCCACAAAGGCGGTTTTCCCGAAGGTCGGCACACGCACGCCTTCCTTGTCCGTCAGCACGACGGGGAAAATACGTTCGCCAATGAATGCGGCATTTTTATAGCCTCGGGCGATACTGGTCAGTACCGGATCAACGACACGTTTACCTTTTAAGTAATCAGACATGCTCTCTCCTTAAATTACAGGCAGCGTGCGACAGCAGCCTCATAGCTGATGCCTTCTTTTTTGGACAGGGCCACTGCTTTCTGATGCAGGGCCAGACGCTCAGGATCGGCTTCCGCAAACTCCGCCACATCCACCTTCACCACGTCGCCGACACGATCCTTTGTGGCCTGTTCGGCGAAGTTCATCACCGGCTCCCCGTCGGAGAGCAATGAACGGAAGGCGGTGGCCAGCGGTGTGCGGCTTTCCCCCTCAGCAAACTCCACCGGCTTGTCGCCACCGGCGACGGCATCCAGCAGGGCAACCACCACAGAGGAGGCGCGGGGAGCCAGACGCCCCTCTGCGACCAGTTTTTCTGCAAAGGCCACATTGTCCTTATGCAGTTGCTCCTGTCTGACCTGTGCATCACGCGCATCGCGATCAGCAGCCTGCTGCTTCAGGCGGCGGTTCTCCTCCTGAAGGGCTTCAATCTCTTCTTTTGTCATCGATGATTCCTCGTTACTTGCGGAAGACGGCCCCGGGCCTGTCTCACTGAATTGTGCACCTGCTGCATCCTGCGACAGTGTGTCGCGGTACGCCTCTTCGCGCAGACTGTTGAGCTGCCATTCCGGCAGGACTTTTTCTGCCTCGTCCAGACTGAAGCGGGCGATCAGAAAATCGCGCAGCTTTCCCCACAGGGAGGCATTCGTGATGGCCTGCCAGTCGGCGAACTCCACCACACCTTCTTCCTGCTCACTGAAGGACACCTGTTTCAGCCCTTTGACGGAAGGTGGCTGTGCCCCGAGAAAGCCCACATGGCGAAGGTAGAGCACGCCGGGCTTCGGATTGGACGGTGAATCCGGGAGGTAGAAAGAGGCGGACACTTTTTTGAATCGTCCGTCGGTGACCATCTCAGCAAACTGCGGGTCCAGCTGGGCAGGCTCTGCCATCAGATCGACGCCGCTGAGCGACAGGGCTTTCACCCAGCCCCACGCCGGGTCTTCCGTTCTGGGATGACCAATCACGAGTGGTGCTTCATGGACGGACGGGTCATAGGCTTTCACGCAGGCGGCAAGATCGTCTGGCGTGAACGGCAGTTTTTTGCCGTGCATATCGGTATGAGTACCGGCTTTAAAAATGTGAATGGCTGACATTTTGCTGTCCCGCGTTATGTTGTCGGAGACAGTTTGTGAGAAATGCAGGCCCGGCGATTTTAATCTGCTTTAGAAAACATCAGGGGAGAAGGACAGGGAAAGCAATGCGGTGAACCGGAGGCGGTTATAAAACAGAGGCTGTAAAGCCTTTATAAAGGTAATACAGCCCCTCATTCGCTGGCAATGATAAATCACCCACCTGAAGAGAGAAAACTCAGCGACGGGCCGCTGATTCAAGATGGCGGACAATGGTATCGAGGATGGGGATTACCACTTCAGGCTGTAGTTCTCCATCCCCCGTCACCGGCAGGAACGGGCGGGCCGGAAGTTCAACAGACTCATTACGCCCCGTTTTACCCCCGAACTGGTGAATGGCACCGTAAACAACGTTGGTCCCCACAACAGCCTGCCGGTCGTCATGGTCGGTTGATACTGACCCCATCAGACGCCCGGTATCCTGCAGTGTCTGCCCGTCACGTTCTTCCGCTGCCAGCGAGGGCATCCACCCCGGACGCCCCTCATCAAGAAAGTTAAACTGTGTTTCCGCCAGCAGGGTTCCGGCGATTTTGCGCATCGCGGGCTCCATGTCTGTGGCAGCCAGATCCAGCGCACGGAGGCTCCGGCGCAGGGATTTATCGTTAATGGTGATACTGACCAGGTTATCGGAAGCCATTGTTATCCTCTCAGTTCCTGTTGTGCCAGTGGCTGAAGCGTACCCTGATAGCGGGCCAGGTCGGGACGGTATGCTGCCCCCGGTGCATAAGACCAGCCGACGTCGGTGGTCACCTTCGTGGTGCCGGTATTAAAGGTGGCCACGTTCCGCATTTCGCCGGTTTTCTCTGAGACCAGTTTCAGTTCCTGGCCCATGGCAGAGCCGGAGCTGATAACCTTCAGGCCACGGGCACGGACATCCGCCGCACTCAGGGCAATCACACTACAGCGGCAGCGCCAGCCGTTCGGCGGGTAAAATGCCTGCCAGAACGGGTCATCCCAGCGCAGCACCAGACCATGCAGCGCCAGATGGCTCCTGCGGGTATGGCTGTCGTTGATGCCGGTATACATCCAGTACGGCCTGTCGTCGACGTTTTCCATCTGTTCCGCCCAACGACCGGCGCTGTAGAGTACGGACATATTGGTGCGAAAGATGGTATCGAGCCGCCACGGACTGCCCTGCTGAATGGTGACCGGCTTACCCGTTACCGGGTCAGTCGTGTCACGTGGTCCCCACCATCCCTTACGCTTCAGCACCGGCTCCAGCTCCTGCCGGAACCAGCGATCGGTTTTTCCTTCATCGACAGCCTGCTGCATTGCCCCGCGAATATCTTCCAGGATATCCAGGCGGGTCACTTTAGCAACGGTAAAGGCGCGGGCATGGGCCTCCTGCCACATTTCTTCCCAGTCCCAGGTAATCTGATACCCTTTGGACTTCAGGTAACTGACTGCCCGCTTCGGGGGAAGCGTCATGCAGTACGCCAGTTCAGCCGTTGTCACGCTCATGCAGACGTCCCCAGATATTTGCCACAAAGAGAATGCGGGCCAGCCGTTCCTGCAGATCGTCCGTGTTCATCTGAGGGTAGAGCTCCGCCAGTTCGCCCAGCAGCTCAGTCGGGTTAACCCCGTTTTCGACCCGCTTAAACAGAGGTGCCAGGACGGGTTCCAGCGTGCCATTTAACACACCTCCGTTCATCAGAATGTCCAGCGCGTCGTCAAGCTGCTGCTGAGCCTGAATATCGGCATCAATCGCCTCGGCAAATGACAGCGGCAGCATGTTATTCTGGCGTTCCGACGGTGGTGTCTCGTCAATATCGCCGTCCTGCAGCTGGTACTCACGCTTAAAGTATTGCGGGGTCAGACGCAGACCCGCCCGGGTGAGTTTTTCGTCGCGGGTGGCGCGGGTGTCATCAATGGTCTCCTGTTCCCACATGGCCCAGACCGGACACGGCACATCGCCGAAGTTCAGGGTGACCACCGTTCTGATAACCTGATTCACTGCTGCCTGAATGATGTCCGCATCCGCATCGCGGATATCAGCCGTTACCTCCAGCCCGGCCTGTGCAGAGGCCTTGTTACTGTTCGCTTCCGTGGTCTGATTCTGACCAAGTAATGCAATGGAGATCTCACTGCGTGACAGTGTGATCAGCTCGCGGAATACCTCGCTGCTGTCCGCCTTACCATCCGCGGCTTTGAGTTCGATGCTGCTGTCATCGGGGATGGCGGCCACCGCGTCCTCCACCATCTGCTCCATGGAGTCCAGCAGTTTTTCAATCTCTGCATCATTTGCACCCCTCGGGTGCTTACCGATCACCCACGGGGAGCCAAACTTTTCGGCAAAGCGGAGCCAGAATTTCATCCCGCCTTTCTTGAAGGCGACCGGCCAGAAGCACATGGACAGGTCCGGGAAACCGTAAGGATTGTCATACGAGGCATCCTGTGCCGGCACCACGAATTTTGACGGTGACAGCAGCTCACCCTCCACACCCGCATCACGCGCCCGGAAGCGCAGGCAGTTGTCCGTATCAAACTGAAACCACTCAGGCGGTTTGCCGACAATATCCGTCACTGCCCACGCCCTGACCGAACGGCCCCACATGATTTCACAGGGCTGATACCCGTAGAGCACGGCATCACTCATCTCACCGATGATGCGGGACAGATCCAGATCGTCGAGCATGTCGCGGATGAAACGGAAGACCCGGGCAGAAGCGTGACCGCGCTCCAGTCCACGCTCCAGTGATTTGAGCGCTGCTTTACGTCTGCGGATACAGCCCCCAACCAGCGGGTCGGTGCGCAGTTCGCGGTAGATACGGATATCCCGTCCCTGAGCCTTGAGAATGGGATCAGGATTGGGCAGATACATGCCCAGTCCGTAAAAGTCGATCGCGCGGCTGCGGGAGGCAATCTGCGCGGTCAGTGATTTCTGAGGCTCAGAAAAAGCAACAAATTCATCGGGTGAAACCCAGATACCCCTCGCCATCAGAATCCCTCCAGCATACGGGCCGCCTGACGACGACAGCGTGAGCTTGCCTTCACCGGCCCTTTGTTAATTTCACGGCTGGCGAAATACGCCAGCGCCAGTGCGATGGCTGAATCCCCGTGGCGTTTACCACCGTCAGCCTTTGCTTTTGAGCGTTGCTCCGGCACGCGGGGGACACCGTTCACCACCTGAACGGCCCGCAGGTCATCCAGTGTGTCTTCATCCTTTGGTAAGTCCACCAGGTTACCGTCTTCCAGTGCAGCTTTGACCGGAGGCATATGCTCCCGGTACCAGCCTTCAGTTGGCATCACCTGCTGAACCCGGCTGGAGCCGTAGCGCTGCATGGCGTATTCAGCCAGATAGGCACCATTACCACGGGCATCAAACGCTGCACCCAGCAGACCGGGCAGGCCATCCATCAGATACCAGGTGATTTGCTCCTGCTGTCTGAACGGCACGTTACGCAGCTCCAGTACGAATGGCACGCGTCGTACCAGGTTCTTCTCCTGCAGCAGGGGATAGTCCACCGACAAATCACCGCTACGGCCAAAGTCGCGCCCCAGGAAAGAGCGGGCATCAGCGGGGAGTGCCTCCAGCAAGGGTTTCAGATGCTCATCAAGCCAGTCCTGTGTCTCGTGGAAGCGAACCTCATCAGACAGCAGTTCATAACCTTCCTGACAGGTCAGACGCAATACCGGCGTATCAGCGGACATGCGGGACTCTATCAGGGCACGGGACAGCCAGGCGCCGCCACCGTTGGCCGGAATACAGTCAAGCTCTTCGGATGCGCCGGCAGCGTAGAATTTGTACACCGACGCCATCCAGGCCTGCTCGGATGCCTCTGACCATTCCTTCCCGGTGCGCAGACAAACGCGCCGGAACAGCCCCTCAGATACGGCTTCCCGGAAAGTGATGCGATGTACGCTGCCTCCCTGACGTCCGGCACGGATATCCCCGATAAGCGTATTGAACGGATTGTCGTCACCGTCATGGGTGGAGATAACGCGTACCTTTCCCCCCCAGATAAGCATCGCCAGCGCCGCTTTCAGCAGTTCGTCCAGTTGCTCATGGAACGCCGCTTCGTCGATAACAATAATACCCTGACGGCCACGCAGGTTAGACGGGCGGCTGGAGAGCGCAACAATACGAAAGCCGGAGTCAGGAAATTTGATGGTGTAAGTCCTGATGTGTTTGTCGTCGTCGTCCTCTTCCCAGAATCCTTCTTCAATTTCACTGGCCGCATAGTTGAATGCCCGTGCCCACATCGCACACGCCTGAATGTATTCGACGGTCATGTCCTGGTTATAGGCGATGTAATACACATTCATCCCGCCTGCTGACGCAGAAGAGGCGGCGGTCAGTACGTTATCGGATGCCTCAGCCCATGTAATACCGGTACGACGGCTCTTTTCTATCACCTTAAGCGGAGAGGTGTCTGCCACCCAGCGCTGCTGGTAAGGCAACAGAACGGGAGGGGCATCCAGCGCCGAGGTATCAGGCAAAACGGGAGCAAGGTTATTCCTCCCGTCCATGGGACTCATCCCTTCGGGGCCGCCGCCAGCGGCGTTTAAAATCACTCCGGATGATTTTGTCATGTGGCAATCCCCAGAATCTCGCGACGAAGCGCCTGTACTGCGTCGCTTGACAGTCCCCCCTTACGGGCAATTTTCTCGGCGTTGCTGGCTGCCTGCTGCGCTCTGGCCCGTACTTCAGACTGGAACTTTTTGAGGTTGACGGACGCGCGGGACAGCGTAGCCACATTCTTCGCCACCTTCGACAGCAGGGCCACGCGTTCTTTAGGATCGACTTCGCCTTCTTCCGCCTCCTGCAACTGGACAATACTCTCGAACAGCTCGGTCTGAATAAGGGCTATCACAGCCTCCGAACGCGCATCCTGATCGTCTGCTGCGCCTTCGGTCAGCATGCGGGCCGCTTCTGTTGCCGCACGGATAGCACCATAGCGGCGCTCAATCTTCTGTCCATAGCGATGGATAGCGGATTTGCTGATAACGTACCCCCGCTCACGCAGCAGGGACTCCAGCTCGTTATACCCGCTGAAGCCGGATTCAGTCAGCGCCCGTTCAAGCCAGCGGCGCACGTCTTCCGGCAGCTTTTCTATTGTGCTGCGTCTGGCCATTATTCACTCCAGTACTTTTCCGGGCGGGCAATACCCGGACCACATTCCACGGTGTATTCCACCAGGTCTACGCCGAGGCGGGTCAGGTCAGCAAACCAGTCGCCAGAAGGTTTTTTCTCCAGATCAACCATTTTACGGTCAGCCAGATAATCCAGTTCGCGGCGCAGTTCCAGCGGTGTGGTGTCCGGGTAGATGGCACGGGACACATCCAGCAGCAGCGTCTCGCTGGCGGTGTAAGGGCGGGTCTTGTTCAGGGCAACCAGCAGACTCCAGCGCAGGGATTCGCGGCGTACCCGGGTAATATCGACCATTATTGACCTCCGGTATTGCGGTACTGCTGTACCACTTCCAGTTTGTTATAAAGCGCGTCCAGTTTGGCCTCAATGACTGTCTGGCCACGGATATAATCCTCTCGACGGACATAATTCAGCGGTAAATCCGCTTTAAATCGCATAAATTCTTTTTCCAGCTCGCCCCAGTTGGAGGCGGATTGTTGCAGGGCCTGTTCAAGGGAGGCGAATCGTGCCGCCTGGCGTTCTTCTGTTTTACTGAACAACCATTTGGCGAGCCCTCCCACAAACCCCATGAAGGTGAGCAGAAAACTCACCACCGTCCAGAATTCAACCTGCAGTGTCATTTCTGTAATCCTTCCCGTTCATCCAGTAACGCGTTTATCTGGTTCCGCCAGCGACGACATTGTCCTGCGTTGTCGATGATGTTGGCGAGAACGTCACGCTGGGAGACACCCGAATCGCGTAACCGGGTGTCAGTGGTTTCAGGTTGCCCGGTCGCTGTGCCAGAGCGGGTGCCAGCGGCGGCAACTGAGTCTGAATGACCGGTGTCGACGGATGCATTGTCATATCCGAGTGCGGCGTTGTACTGGCGCACGAAACCGCGAGTAAACACGCACTCAATGGGATGGCTCTTACCTTTTTCATCAATCCAGCGCTGTGTGACATCGTTAATTTGCCCCTGTAGTTGTTTATTCCGGCTCTCCAGTTGAGCAATCTGCTCAAGATAACCGGCTTCAGCCCGCTGCCCGGCGGCCACCTGCTCCTGATACCGTCTGGCCCAGGCCCGCAGCGCAGCATTCTCAAGCGTTGCCTGCTCCGTTTTGTACGCGTCAAATGCTGACTGCAACTGACTGAGCGCGGTATCACCGTCACGCTTTGCAGAGTCATGACCACTTCTGTATCCCATGGCATACAGGCCGACCAGAAAGGCATTGATAAGAATGGCCAGCAGAATGCCGCGCCACGGCAGCTTTTTAACCAGATGCCACACAACTGCTGCCTCCCCATGTGAGATATCGCGGTGCCAGTTCGCGCAGGATGCGCTGCGGATAATGGCGGTTCTCCCGCCAGCTGGCCGCATTGCGTCCGGCATTCACCGTGGCGACATGTCCGAACCAGCGGGTGCTGTCCAGACCTTTCTGTGATGCAAGCCGCCTGTCCCGTTGTACCCAGCCCAGACCACCGTTATAGCCCGACAGTGTCATGGCCATACGCTCGCAGTCGTTGGCGGCGCTGACGCGCTGCCACAGCCAGCGGTCATAGCTGACCAGCGCCCGGATAGCCCATGCAGGATTAAACGGCTCACGACTGCTCAGCATCGGTATCAACTGGCTTATCCAGTCGGCAGTGGCAGGCATGAACTGCGCCAGTCCCTGAGCGCCAGCCGGCGAGACCGCATCAGGTCGCCAGCCGCTTTCCTGATGCAGTTGCGCGGCGAAATCGGCCACCGGCGCAGACAGTCCCCATTCAAGCCGGGCATTACGGATCACATCATCGCGATACTGCAGCGCAGCCTGCGGAGGCTGCGCTGCGCGGGCCTGACTGAAGAAGCCGCCACACCAGAGCAGCCAGACAATCACCAGGTTGCCAGCAAGCTGCCACCAGAAGCTGTATTTATCGTTACGTGGTTCTCCGTGTCTGATGGCGGTTACGCCCAGACCAAAGGCGAACAGAATAATGAGGGTGATTTGAGGCCAGTTCATGGTCACAGTCCTGTTGCCACAGCCAGACAGACCGCTGCAACAATCAGTGCACGGCGGATTAACGCAGCAGAAAATACAAGGTGAAGGCCGGTCTGCACAGGGAAACGCCCTTCAGCCATCAGTCTGTTGTCATGTTTCAGGTACTGACCGGGACGGGCTTTGGGGAAGAGCGAACGGTCAAGCCAGTAACCCAGCACTGCTGCCAGCGTGATGAGTGCCAGCTTGTAGATCACAACAGGCAACTGCTGTGGCGAGACCAGAGCGATGATGCCCAGCAACAGCACTGAGGTCAGCAGCCAGCCGCTGAGGCGAGGTTTTTTAACAGGGGGAATGAATTTTTTCAGGTTTTTCATGTGTGTCTCCTCGTTTGGTGGAGACAGCATCACAAATGTGGCGGGATACGGATTTTAAACAGCGTTAATAGTGAAGATGTAAACGTGCACTGCATGATGGCTTTGAAAGAACGACCAGCCCGGTACCCGAACACCGGGCTGGCCATCGCCCCACAGGAATGCGCTGTGAGCCGACCAAGGTTCAGTCAGTCTCGCGAGACCAGACTAGCCTGCCATATTTTTTATAATTGTAAAAGGCTTACAGATTATGAAAATGCAGACATTACCCATCGTTCCATGGATTGGTGGCAAACGCCGCCTTGCAAAACACATCCTGCCGCTGTTTCCGGCGCATGAATGTTATGTGGAGCCGTTTTGTGGGGCAGCAGCGCTCTATTTTCTTAAGGTACCCGGCAAGATCGAAGTCATTAATGATATCAACGGTGAGCTGGTGAACCTGTATCGGGTGGTAAAACATCATCTGGAAGAATTTGTACGCCAGTTCAAATGGGCGCTGGTCAGCCGGCAGATCTACAAATGGCTGCAGATCACCCCGGAAGAAACACTGACGGATATCCAGCGTGCAGCACGGTTCTACTACCTTCAGAAGCAGGCGTTTGGGGGCAAGGTGGCGGAGCACAGCTTTGGTACCTCCACCATATCCCCGCCACGCTTCAACCTGCTGCGTATTGAAGAAGAACTGTCAGCGGCACACCTGCGGCTTTCCAGAACGGTCATAGAACACATGGACTGGCAACAGTGCATAGAACGATATGATCGCCCGCATACGTTGTTCTACTGTGACCCTCCATACTGGGGAACGGAAGGTTATGGTGTGGAGTTCGGACTAGAAAATTATGATCATATGGCAGATTTAGCACGCAGGATCAAAGGGAAGATGATTATATCGGTGAACGATATCCCGGAAATGCGGCAGGCATTCAACGGTCTAAATATTCAGTCGGTTGATATCAGCTACAACCTCAAGATCACTGGCAAATCCAGTCGCAAGAAGGAACTCATTATCCTCAACTTTTGACCGAATAGTAAGACTTCATGCAGTGAATCAAGTACTGCATGAAGTCAAGGGCTGGTTTTGTGTACCAAAAATAAACAGTGATAGCGGTAATAATTCCCATAACTAGAACACCACGTATAATCCAGAACGTACGTTTCTGCGTGTCTAGTCGCGCAGAAATACTGCTAAATACACCAGCCACGTCATCTTTAATGAAGGAATATTCCTTATTAATCTGTTTTTCTTTGTATTCAATTTCTTCGCCTAAGGCCTTTATAGATTGCATCTGGTTCGAAAGTGCCAGCCAGATTAACGTTGCAGCAAAAATGCATCCCAGAAGAATTATTGTGTTTGTTATCCCTTGGCCTGACCATTTCGTAGCCACTTTGAATTGGGTAGCTACGATAACAGAGGCAACAGGAATGCCAAGTATATGGTTCTGGATATCTGAAAACGCTTTGTGGATTTTACCCATTTCTTCGACTTTTGCAGCACGCAGTTGATCCATTACTTTGTCATAAGAGAATCCAGAAGAGTAGATACGATACCCTTTCAGAAACTTTTCATGCAGACGCTGAATATTGTCCAGTAAATAAGCGAATACTAGAGGTGAATCAATTCCATCACTAACTGCTTGAATACTTTCAATCAGAATATCTAGCTTCTGATCCTTATGGGTATCATCATTGAAACAAGCTATAAGGTTATCAAGATACTCCCTTTGCAAATTTTGTACATTTTCTGCAGCGAAGTGCGGTAATAGCTTGATAACTTCTTTTTTCAGAAAAACTAACTGACAAGTTGAGTTATCAAAGTAGGCCGCGGCCTCTTTTAGCAGGTTAACGAACTCGAGAATCTTCCGGTAGTTGCTGATGAAAACGGGGATATCTTCATCATCATTACGAAATTTTGTTTCTAGGATGAAGTAATTAGCTGGCTCAAGGCACTGATGCTTTGGAGCATTTAGCAATTTTTCATGGGTGGAAAACACAAGTCCCAGTCCACTCCGTGGTGACGTCACACGTAGGATGATCGTGTTACCTGGAGCGATAGTGCCTGTATCAATAGAAAGACCATATTCACGAGGATCATCAAGCAAAGTATCAACCAGATCACAATCGGACTGATCTAAGAGCAACAGCGAACCGACACGAAACCCCTCTTGGAATTCCATACGACGATACAGAGCTGTCAGCATCTCAAATGAAATCGCCACGATTAAACCTCAGTCATCCACATTTCCCTAAATTCTTCAGGTACATTACGTAGGGTGATAATATTTGTTTCCGGATCATAATCAATATAGCCTTCAGTTTTCCCTTCCCGGTCAAACTTAAGTTCCCAATATTTAGACTTGCCTTTAAAAGATACCAGAGCCCGAATGACTCGACCATCAGGAACGAAGCCATCCGATAACTCCAACTCTTCAGCAGCAAGTTTACCAGATAACTCCTCGGGAGCCTGGGGCCAAATGGCATTAACAAGGGTTTCAAGACTAAGTGGTTCACCAGCCTTACTTAGTGCATGTAAGTGTTCAAACGCACTCTTAAGAAATGCATCTTTTTCAGCGCCGTCAAGTCCTTTCTCTGCCGCAAATGCTTTTAAAACGTCACGTAACTTTTCAGACTCTCGTTTGGCGATTAAGACATCATTACAGCCTAGGAACTGTTTAAAATAGTTTGAAACATTACCTTGCCCCTTAAGAAAACTGATATAGCGCTCTGCGCCACTTTCCCACGCGGTTAAGTCAATGCGCCCAGCCATACGCAGCTTAGCAATATCAAGATAGGTACTATCTTGGATGTTAAAATCATCTGTGACAGTGGACCCAATGGTAGCGCTTACAATAGCTATCAACAGGTGTTCATTGTGTCCTATCACGATATTTGCAAAAAGAACATAACCACCAGTAGCCATGTTTTCTCGCTGAGAACGTTCCGTCAGGTGATGCATCATTCGGCAGGAACTTTGGTAGAAATCATCAACACCTTCGAGAAAGTCCCCAGCCATTCGTTCCATAGGATAGTTATCCGTATCGCCTTCAAAATAGCCATAACCTTTACCTGTGCGTCCTGCATATTTTGCACAAATATCGTTTATAAGGCGCTGAGAGGCTTCAGTAACTAGACCTTCTTCAGGACTCAATCTCTCAGAAGCGTCTCCATTTTGTTGTTTGTCTAAAATGTGAACTACAACGTGTTTAACTTCAATGGTCTGCTCAGACATTGGCTATCCACCTTATTTTTTATTGCTTAATGGCAAATAATTTCTGCTATATGTTCTCGTTAGGAACACATTAACCCACATTTTTTAACCGCTCAATCGTTGCGGATAATTCCTTCAGTTGTTTTTCCATCTCAATCACACGCTGTTTTTCTTCAGCGCCTCGCATGAGATCTCGCCGAACCTCAGGATCTAACTGGTTTAGAAGTTCAAGCATTTTAAGGTCTGACGGGCTGAATTGATGTTGTGTTGGTACAGCAACAATTTCTTTAGATGGAATATGTTCTTTACCGGTAAGTAGCCAATCGATCGATACACCCAAATGGGCACTTAGCGCAACAAGAGCCTCTGCGTTTGGTTCTCTCTCTCCACGCAAATAGTTTTGAAGTGAGCGATATGGAATTTTTGATAAGTCAGATAATGCCTTTATTGTCATGCCATTAGCATCCATCACTTCACGCAATCTCTCTTTTGTACTCATTTGAACATATCTCAATTTGACACACTCATTTGGGTGTGTACAATAGACCCAATAGAGTACATCATAACCTAACAGGAACACGGTGCATATGAACAAACAACAAGTTCGGGCACGGCTGGTTGAACGAGGCAGTAGCTTGCGCCAGTTCGCGCTTAACGCGGGCTATGAACCACGAACAGTCACCCAGGCAGTCAGTCGCTGGGCTGGTAAAAGTGAACTACCTCGCGGTCGTTTGACTTATCGGATTTTGCGAGATCTATCGGTTGCAATAGGTAAAGAAGTTACCCCCGGTATCCTTAAGGAGGCGTCATGAATAAACCAAATACATCAAGCTCAGGTACCCGTATTTTGCGCGTTCTTAAGGCCTTACGTGGCCACGCTTTGAACGGTGTTTCTAACGGGGAACTAGCGGTTGCGCTGCACGAATCACCGGCAAACATCAACCGGGCACTTAACACGCTCATTGAAGAAGGGTTGGCTCTGAAACTAGAAAACGGGCGTTTCGCACCAGGCATCCAGTTGCTGCAGATCGCCATGGCCCACAGTAACGAGATGGCACGTGCACAGGATCGCATTAACGAAATCAACCAACGTGTTATTTCAGGTAGTCGTTTGTAAGGAGTAATCAATGGGACGCACCAAATCACCGGTTAGCACTGAACTGAACGTCGAGGTACCGCTGTCGGATGATCTCAATGTCAGTCTAAACGCCATGACACAGCATCGCATGGAAATCATGCAACAGTTCGGCGATGGTCTGCCCTATGAGCGCGATCGTGTTGTCCATGAGGCACGCTTTTATATGGCACAGAGCGCTGAGGCCATGCTGGAGGCAGGTAAGCGGCTGATAATCCTTAAGGAAAATGAACCACACGGGGAGTTTATAAAGATTCTTGAAAGTGAGTTGGGGCTGGCATACCGGACATCTGTGAGAATGATGCAAGCATCGACAAAATACTTATCCCCGGCGCTGAAACCAAATGTGCCAACGTTGGCACATTTGGGAAAAGCCAAACTTTTCGAATTAATGACAGAAGACGACGAAGAGCTTGCCGAACTGGCTGACGGCGGCACAGTTGCCGGCCTGACGCTTGACGACGTTGATCGCATGTCAGTACGCGAACTTCGCCAGGCCCTGCGCGAAGCGCGCGAAACCAACGCAGCACAACAGCGCGTACTCGCCGATAAAAATGAAAAAATTGATTCTCTCTCTACCAGACTGGAAAAGAAATCCCGTATTCAGCCGCCTGAGCCTGATGAGGAGGTTAAGAAGCTGCGGGCGGAAGTGACAGCATTAGCGGTTGAGGCGGAATCTGCTATCGCCGTTCGACTGTCCAGCGCTTTTGAGACACTGTGCGCATATTGTGCTGAAAACATGATTGATACCCCCAGAGACTTCATGGCAGGCCTGGTCTGTCAACTGGAAAGCACAGCGCGTAGCCTGCGCTCCACATTTGACCTGCCGGACGAGCCAACAGGCAATGCAGCGCCTTCATGGCTGACTGAGCCGACGCCACAGATTAACGGGCTGGAGGCATAACCAATGAATGCTGCCCTGACTGAACGACTGGTTTATGTCGCCCGCGCGGCACGTGACGCGGGGCATGGTAAACGCGGTGCAATATACGACGCTGCCTGTGCTGAACTTGGCATGTCCCGCGCCACTCTGCTGCGCAGGCTGAAGGAGGTCTCTGTGACTGATAAACGCAAAAAACGCGCCGATGCCGGGCGCAGCGCCCTGACCCGCGACGAAGCCGCGCTGATATCTGCCACACTGCGTGAGGCCACCCGCAAGAACGGTAAGCGTCTCTATTCCATCGCGGATGCAGTGGAAACCCTGCGGGCTAACGGCTTTATCTCCGCAGGCAGAACAGATGAAACCACCGGTGAGTTTTTCCCGTTGTCCGAAGATGCCATCAGCCGAGCCCTGCGTAACTATGGCCTGCACCCGGAACAACTGGATGCCCCTGCACCACATACTGAAGTGGCCAGTCTGCATCCCAATCATGTCTGGCAGATTGATGCCTCGCTCTGCACGCTTTACTACCTGAGTAATGGACACAAAGGACTGCAGGTGATGGACAGCGCGAAGTTCTACAAGAACAAGCCCGCTAACCTTGCCCGTATCGCCAGTGACCGCGTGTGGAGTTACGAGATTACCGACCATGCCAGCGGCTGGATTTACGTTGAGTATGTGACGGGTGCGGAATCCGGTGAGAACCTGTGTTCTGTGCTTATCAACGCCATGCAGGAGCGTGGCGGCGCAGACGTGCTGCACGGCGTGCCGAAAATACTCTATCTCGACCCCGGCTCGGCAAACACCGCGGGTATGACGAAAAACATGTGCCGCTCACTGGGCATCGACCTGATAGCACACAAGCCGCATAACGCCCGCGCCACCGGACAGGTGGAAAAGGCGCGTGACATTATCGAACGCAAGCTGGAGCCGGGTCTGAAGTTCCGGCCGGTTCACAGTCTGGAAGAACTCAACGCGCTGGCCGCGAAATGGCGCAGCCACTTTAACGCCACGGCTGTTCACAGCCGCCACGGTAAAACCCGCACGGATATCTGGCTGAAGATTACTGCTGAGCAGCTGAAAAAAGCGCCTTCCGTTGAGGTATGCCGTGAACTGGCTGTGGCGACACCAGAACTCCGCAAAGTCACGCCAAAACTTCGTGTCTCGTTCCGGGGCACTGAATTTGACGTATCAACGGTACCGGGCGTACTGGTCGGTGAAAAACTGATGATTACCCGTAACCCGTGGCGCAGCGATGTGGCACAGGTGGTTCTGACCGGTGAGGACGGCCACGAGGCGTTCTTCCTGGTCGAAGAGGTCAGAAAGAACGAGTTTGGCTTTGCTGAAAGCGCGGCGGTATTTGGCGAAAGTTACAAAGCCCTGCCGGAAACCCCGGCGCAGATGGCGGCAAAAGAAACCGAAGCGCTGGTCACCGGTACAGACAACGCCGCAGATGCAGCTGCCGCACGCAAGGCGAAGGCGCTGCCGTTCGGCGGGCGGCTTGACCCATATAAACATATTGATGACGCCACACTTCCGGCCTGTATACCGAAGCGAGGTCAGGCCTCTGACGTACGCGGGCTGCGCACTGAACAACGTCCCATGACTCATGTGGAGGCCGCGAAAGCCCTGCGCGATAAGTTCAGCGCCGACGGCCTTACCTGGACGCCGGAACATTACCGCCAGTTAACGGCACAGTATCCGGACGGCGTACCGGAAGCCGCACTGGATGAAGTCATGGCCACGCTGACCACGCCGGCCCGCAGCAGCGTTATCAGCATTGTTAACGGCAACTGAGGAGGGAAACATGCTGGTACTGAAGCAGCAACTGAAAGAGGCCCGTATTCCACAGGCGGTGGTGGCGAGAGCTGTCGATGTTTCTGAGGCCACGCTGGCCCAGATTGTGAATCATAACGCGTGGCCCCGCACCAGCCCCGGAGAAGTGCGCCGGCGTCTTGTGTCAACGACGGATGAAAAGTGATCCACTTATATCTCCACCAACGGCCCAATATTGATCCACCGTTTTACTCAGGATTAGCTTCTGCTATAACCCCGGCCTTTCGTTTCTGTCTGAGTCGATAGCTTTCTCCTTTGATTTGAACGACATGTGAGTGGTGTAAGATACGGTCCAGCATCGCTGAGGTCAGTGCTGCATCACCGGCGAACGTTTGATCCCACTGCCCGAACGGCAGATTGGATGTCAGGATCATTGCGCTCTTTTCGTAACGTTTAGCGATGACCTGGAAGAACAGCTTTGCTTCTTCCTGACTGAACGGCA